AAACATATGTTCAAAATTAGCAACTGGAAAAGCGATGAAAATGAGGTTATAATTTATTCTAAAGAAGAATTAGAAATTATAAAAAACAATATGACTGAATATCTTTTTTCTGAATTAACAAAAAAATCAGTTGAAATAATTAGTAATATTAAAATAGATCTTTCTGATATAATTAAGTCAGAAATGTTTGAAAAAAAAATGTCACATATATTTGAAAGAAATAACTTCTTTACCGAAATAATATCAAATATAACTGGATATAAATTTAATGGAGAATACAATAATTATAAAATTTGGATCAAATAAATTTAGATTTTTACATTTCATGTAACATCATGATATAACTTAACACTAATATAATATATGAATTATTAAACATTTGAATAAATTTAATTGATTTAATTTCAATTAAATTATGTTTGTTGATACTATCAAAACTTTCAATTTTTATTTATATAATTTAAATATTTAAGAATTCTTTCATAATGATTATAAGCAAATTCGTAGTTTTTTAATTCATCAAATAATACCCATTTAACCTCATCTATTTCTCCATCTTCACAATTTTTATTATGAACAACTGGATCTTCTTCTGAATTTATGCAAATTCCATAATAAAGAGCCACATCTTGATTGTTATTAAATGTTGGGTTCGTTATTATATCCCATGGATTAAACATTGATTGGTGTGTTATTTTATCAGGAGTTTCTTCTATTATTTTGCTTAAGTCTATTCCTGTTTCTTCCCAAACTTCTCTTAATGATGCTTGAGTTCCACTCTCATTCCAATCAAGATATCCACATGGATTGCACCATTTACCGGCTTGTGTCATGTTCTTACCTCTTTTTACTATTAATGCTTTTTCGTTGTTTAGTATAACAGTTACAACAACTACAATTGAGCGAGATAACCATCTTGTTTCACCATTGTGAATGATTGGTTCGTTTGGGATGTTATTGAATTTAGGCATTGTTATTGATTAATTTCATTTAATATATTAAGTGGTTTATAAGTAAGTTTTAAATCTTTAGCCGATTTTCCTTCTGAAAGAATGGCTTTTAGTTTTTTTGATATGGTGGAACCTTTTTTTTTACTTCGTCATTTTCTTCTTTATTCATTGTAAAATTATCTTCTACAAATACAAATATACTAATTTTTAAATTAATATATATATAAAAAATTATAGTTATGGATTACTCTATATTAAAAGGTAATGTACCTGATGTTGTTTATGAACAAATACCAATGGTTATTGAGAAATTTAATATTAATACACCATTGAGATTAGTTCACTTTTTGGCACAATGTTCCCATGAGTCAGGTGGATTTAAGATAACTATCGAGAATTTAAATTATTCTGCTGATGGTTTGAAAAAAATATTTGGTAAATATTTCCCTGGTGATTTAGCTACTCAATATGCAAGAAAACCAGAAAAGATAGCATCTAGAGTATATGGTGGTAGAATGGGTAATGGTGATGAATCAACCAAAGAGGGTTGGATTTTTAGAGGAAGAGGATATATTCAATTGACTGGCAAGAATAATTATAAATTATTTTCAACATCAATTGGAGAAGATTTAATATCTAATCCTGATTTAGTTGCTACTAAATATCCACTAGTGTCAGCCGCTTGGTTCTTTGATAGAAATAAATTAAATTCTATTTCAGATAAAGGAATATCTGATGTAGTTATTAAGGAACTAACAAAGAGAATAAATGGAGGATTCAATGGATTAGAACATCGTATTGCTGAAACAAAAAGATTTGCTAAGTTACTTGGTGTTAAATAACTGATCGAATAAATTCGATTACTTCAGTTTTTTGATTATTATCTAAAGATGAGTTGATCAGAAATAATTCTAACTTTCTTTTTTTTTCTTCACTCACTTTATCACCTAAGATTTCATTAATCTTCTTAATTGTTGTTGTTTTTGATTTGATTTTTTTCATAGTTTAGTATCTGTTTTAATTTAATATCTCTTATAACTTCTTTTAAGTCTGGGTGAGTATTTTGTAATACTTCCATTATCTTTTCTTTACTAAAGAATCCATCATATCTATTTATTAGATGATCATCATCTACTGTTTGAGTTAGAAAAGTCATGAATAGATTAGGTCTTAACCTTATTACTAATTTGAAATTTCTATCTTCAATAAGAAATGATTGTTCATACTCTTGACCAAGATTGAATTGACTAGGTTTGAAACCTATTGATTTAATATAATTTGTAACAAATTCATACCTTTTGTATCTATTGGTTAGTTTTATTTCAGTGTCATAGTAAGCAAATCTAGAAGGTAATTCTTTGAATTCAGTTTCATCACCTATGTAAAATACATTTTCACCTAATATTTCATCAATAACTATCTCTCTCAAGGTGCTTTTATCTGATCTGGTCTTTTTTATTTCATTTGAGGTTTTACTATCAAATATGAAATAAACATTTCTAGTTCTTTTAGATAATTCTTCACATTCGTCTATTAACTCTTTCGGTATTTCCAAATTTTTTAGTATCATTCTTTTTTGAACCAATCTTTTTGTCTTTGATCTATTATTATGAATAATTCTTTTTCAGAAATTTCAGGAATGTAGTCTTCAGATTCTTTGTATATTTTTTTATAATCACCTTGTATGACGACTTGGTACTTATCGTTTCCGTCTACTGTGAAATTAATGATTAGTGTGAACGGATTTGCTAATTTACAAGAAGGATTAGTAACCAATTTTTGTTTATTTTTAGAGACTATATTAGTACCCCATTTTTGTATTTTTTTACCTATCCAATGTAGAAATTTATTTCCACCAACTTTTAATACAGAATCTTCAATCATTTTTTATAGTTTAAATTGTGATCAAATCTTATATTTTTAAAATTAACTAAAGTTTCACAGTTTTCATACTCTTCCCTTTCCTCGAAAAAAGATATCATCTTGTCAATGAATTCTTTATCATATGGTTTGAAGTTAGCATCATAATTCTTACCAGATTTTATTCTATCTAATCCATCACGCATTAGATATTCATAGCTTCTCAGGACTAATTTATCTTTCATAAAAATTAAATTTTATAGTTCTTTAGAAATTCTTTTTCTTCGTTTGTTAAATTATTTATTCCAACTTTTGATATTTTATCTAAGATATCATCAATGTTAAATTTAGTATTGTTTTCCCTCATTATTTTATCAATATCTGATTCTTCAATAATTTTCATTTTTTCAGGATTCTTATAAGTTCTCTCAAAATATTCTCTTGAGAGTACAAATCCTAACACTTCAATCACGTCATTTATTTTATCTTCGAATTTATTCTCGATTGCATTTGATATTGATGATAATATATCTTTTTCAACCATTTCTGATGTGTAGATACATTTATTGTTCTTGAAAATGGCGATATCTTTTCTGTCCATTATGTAAACAACATTGACATCATCATACTCTTTTAACTTCATGTTGATGTAAACTATGTCATTAACACGGTTTTTGAATTTTGATTTATTTGAAAGTATATTATTTAATACCTCCTTAAACTGATCGTTAATTTTTTTAATGAGACTATCTCTTCTTACTCTATCAACATAGTTATCTAAAAAAATTCTTGTTTGATAACCGATTAAAAATATTAATGTGTATAGTATAATGTTTATTATCATATTGTTATATATCTTTAGTACAAAGGTATGAATAAACTTTTTTATAATAGTCCGTAAACAGATTTTCTAATTTTGATAATTAATTCATTTATGAATTTTTCATCCACACTATTTGGTAGATTAGAATTTTTGAAAAGTTTATCAATTTCAATGATTTCCTTTTCAACATGGTTAATTAGAGTTTGTAAATCAACTTCACCTTTTCTAATACCAATTAGTTCTTTAGCATTTGGTCTCCTAACTATAATACCCTTACCTTCCGCAATTTCACGAGCCATATCTATAAGTCTTCGACAGTGCATCATATTCTTACCATCAATTTTCTGACCGTTTGATTTAACATCAACATATCTTTGTTCATTTCTTTCTTTTAACCAAGTTTCATATGACTTATAATCATTACAGTGTTGAGTATATCCATCTTTGTTATAGGAGATATGACCAATAAAGTAATGACTCGGTGTTTCTTTAGGTATAGAGCTTAATCTAATATCATTAGATTCTTCAAATGCAATACCTTTGAATCCCATAACATGGTATTTATAACCAGTGATTTTATTTATGAAATTCATTATAGATTTTTTTAATTTTCCAGTTTTATCTGAATATATAGAAGCAGCAGCATAATCATAGAATAGTGAATACACATCTCTTCCATGTGGTAATTTGGATAGACCGCAGAATTTTTGATCCATCTTATTTTTCTCAAGAAAGTCTATTAGTGGTAAAGATTTTTCACCTTGATGTAGGTAGCAGAAATCAAGAGGAGTTTTCCTTGTTATTCTATCTTTTTCCCAGTTTTGTTTTTTATCAGTTCCTTTAGCCTTTTTAATTTGCATCTTAGCGTAACCACCAAATGAATTGGCACAGATTTTAGTAATAAACTTATCACGATTTTCGAGTATTAAGTCAAACACAGGGTGTTTATAAAGAATACAATCCTCTGGGGTATTTAAAAGTTCTAATACAGTTGGATTATTTTTACTTAATAATTCGATGAACCTACGAACTTCATATCCGACTAGATCATTTGTATCATCATTTACCTGTTCTGTTATATTACCGGATAAAATATTTTCAATTGGTAGTATATAAATGTATCTTCTATCCTCATCAGAGGTTGATATATTTGTACCATAAGCAATTGATCCAGATATTACTTCATAAAGTATTAGACCTTTATCTTTCAACCATTTATAATCTATTTTTTGATTTTCCATTTTAATATAAAAAACACCTTAATTAGGTTACAAATATATGAAAAATTTAAATAGTAAAAAAAAGATATAATTCTATGATAAGAGATAGTTCACTTTCTCATAAAAATATAATCTCTAGATAGGAGTAATTTGATTTTATTGATAATCACCATATGTAGGAGAAAAAATATCAAAAATTTTAAAATTAAATGGTGTTAGATTAAAAGATAGAACCTACTATGGTAAAAGAGATACAAAAAAAATTAAAAATATTATCAGGGAAATTATGATTCAAATTGGATTTAGAATTTAATATATAAGAAAAATACATTAGATAAAATATGCCATTAATAGGTAGTTATAGTTTTGGTAGCGCATCCGCTGATAGATATTCAACAGTGGATGAGCTATTATCACAGTTACCTGACAACACTGCAAACTTAATTGCTGCTCAAGATATTAGAGATTCTGTTTACACATTATGGAAGAATATTGAGGATGTTAGTATTGTTGCAGCTTCAGCTGCATCAGCGTCAGCTTTCTTTTATAATCCTAACCCAACACCTATTACGGTCGGTGGTATAACAGCTGGATCTACGTTTGTCACACCGACTGATATGCAAACAATGTGGAATTTACTATTATATCCATATGTTGCCCCAGCGGCATCAATTCAATTGACTTCTACTTTACCATATTATAATAATAGCGGTGTTTATGTTTCATCTGGTGGTCGTGAGTATGGTGCTCCTCTATCTGTTAATTTAAGTTGGTCGGTTATTAAGAATAGCAATCCTATTACTTCTATTATAGTAGCAGGATTCACTCAAGTTCCAAATGGTAACTCACAATCGGGTTCTCAAGTAACTTTTGGTACACACTCCGTCTCGCCTGGTGTAAGTCAGACCAACACATTTAATATGTCTGTTAGTGATGGTATTTCTACAACCAATGCGAGTACAACGTTAACATGGATGAACAGGAGGTATTGGGGATCTGTTGACCTTAGTGGTATAGGTAATCCAGATTTAACATTAAATCCTGGACTTTCTTCATCAGTTGCTGCTTTTGTTACGAATGGTGTAATATTATCTTTAAATGGAGCTAATGCTAATTCTCAAGCATTTGGTAATGAGTTATCAACAACTAAGAGTAAGACATACGTTGGTATAAATGGAGCAGGTAAACATTTAGTTTTTGCTTGGCCAAGTAATGTTAGTAATCCATATACTCCAACATTTACTGTTAATGGTTTACCAAATACTGCTTTTACAAGGATAAGAAGTAATTCTCCATTTGTTAATCAATATGGATTTACAACGAATTATGAAGTGTGGGTAAGTAATACTTTACAAAACTCACCATTAAATATAGTTATAAGTTAAAATAAAATATAGAAATGGCTCAGAATACAGGAACATTAATATCAGCACCGATTAGACCAAACGATTCTCAGGATCCAATTGCATCTGCTCATGCGGTTGAGATAAAGGGTGGTTTACATACTGCTGCTACAATCAATGATAGGAATAATATTATAGTTCAAAGAAGAGAATGGGGTATGATGTGTTATGTTATTGCTGATGATACATTATATCAATTAAAATATAATTATGTTGATAATGTAATTACTAATAACTCTAATTGGGTTCCATTTACAGGTGGATCTGGTGGTAGTGAATGGGTCGATTCTGTTATTACAAGAACTAACACACCTCCGGTATCTTCTTCGAATGGTGATAGGTATTTAATTGCATCACCAGCTAGTGGAGCATGGGTTGGATCTGATAATTTAATTGCTGAGTATAATAATATTATTTCTGGTAGTTGGTCATATACAGTACCTACTAATGGAATGACTGTTAGGGTTGATGATGAGGATAACACCATCTATAAATATGAGGGTGTTTACCCATTAGGTATTTGGAATAAAGAGTTGTTAAATCAAGTTAGATTTATAATAGCGACTAGTTCAAATGCTACACAATACACTGCTTTATCTACACCAGTTTTTGGTTCATATAATAAAGACATATTGTTCCTTGTTAATTTCGCGACAGCAAACTCAGGTACAGTTTCTATTAATATTAACAATGTTGGTGATACACTAGTTAAGAAGATATCTGGCACAGGATTGGTAGATATTGTCCCTAATGACTTAACACCTGGTTATATTTATAATATGACTTATGATGGTACATACTTTCAAGTTAATATTCCTACTGGAGCAACATCTGTTGGTGTGATTGGACCGGCGGAAGATGGTGATTATACCGATGGATTATTCACTGATTTCACACCGATGACACCTATTGGTACACCAATAGATAGATTTAATGAGATATTAAAATCACTCGTACCTCCTTCTGCTCCAGATCTATCTGATTGGACAGGAAGTAAACCAGGTAGTGTTAATGGTAAATTGAGTTTTGATGGTAATAACCCTATTGCTGGTAGTGTTTATATAAGTGCTACTAATTCACCTTCGTCTCCTATATCAGTGGATGGTTCTTGGACTATGTCTGGTAAAAGATTGGGTATAGCAGCATCAGCATCAAATGATATCACCGGTATTCTTAATGATCAGGTTACTACACATACCGGGGTTCCAACACCAGCTTATGTTGCTGATTCATTTGGTGATGCTCATCTTGGTCAATTAAAAATGTATGTGAATGGTGTATTAAAGACATCTGCTACTATAAATTTAACAGTATTAACTGCTCAAGATACAACAATATCTGGTGCATCAACTGGGTTTAATGTTAGTGCTGCTACAGCTTCTAAATTCCCACAAGGTGATCCGTTTAATAATTTCTGGAATAGAACAGGTACTTGGAGACTAAAAGGAAATGATCCTGATATCGTATTGGGGTATAATTATGTACATGTTGTTCATGATAATGCTCCTTTTTTCACAAGAACGCTAGAAAGATATGAGTTTATTATAGATCATAATACGACAGCTACTTCAATAACTGGAGCTACTATTACTGGATATACATTTACAGGTAGTAAGATGCTATCAGGTATTAATTATTTTACAGGAGGTACGGTTAATTATGATGTGACAATTAATAATTTGTATAGAAATACATATTATGGTGGTTCTGACGCTATTACATTTATAGAGAATAGTTCTGGTTCTACCATACCTATTATAAATACAACAGCTACATTAGCACTTGCCAATTCAGGAGGTAATGAACTTAAACAATTTAAGATATCTAATCTTGATCAACAGGGAGGACCTATAACATTTAGTGTTTATACATCAGGTAAGAGAAGGATAAATGAATCTATATCTTGGAGTGTTGGTGCTAAAAGAACGGTACAAGGTAATACTACTGGTGGTAATGTTTCAATTAATAATGTGATGCTTGATAATGTTAATCCAACATCAACACTTCTAGCTGAATATTTTGATGATGAGAGATATAGATTAAAGAATACATATGGTGCATTCCAATATGATTTATTCTCAATGACATCATCAAATGCTTGGGAGTCAAATCAATCACTTGTAGGTCCTACTCAAGGTTGGAATGAAGGTTTGCAAGTTATAAATGGTAGATTGATATACCCAGTTACTAATTTTAGTACAATTGGTAATTTAACAGTTAATCAGAACTTTGGTAATTTACTTGCCAATTATTCCACTGCTACAGGTAATAGACAATATGTTAGATGGTTTAGACAGGTCACTCCTACGACAGGTAACTTTACTATGGTGATAAATGGTTCGGGAGGGACTTTTGTATCAGCTGCCACTCCATTAACCGGTAATAACATAAGAGTTGAGATTAAAGCACCTGGTTCTGTATCAGCTGAGACAGGATGGTTAGACGCTTATTCTGATTTCGCTACAGGTCAATGGAACGATGGTGATGGGTGTAGAAATGCCTCATCCGGGGTTGGTAGAGCATTTGGTACCACTTGGGGATTAACAATAGGCACGAAGAATACAGCGAATACAAATGGTATGATGTTGATTCGAATAACAGTTGGATCATCATTTACTGGTTATATAGATAGTATAATATGGAATTTTGCATAAAATTAAAGATATAAAATGAGTTTAACATCATCAACACAAGCATCTATAGCGTTTAAGAATATATCAGGTAAGTCAATTACCGACACCGGAAAGGGTGTTAATAATGAGGCGGAAGGTATATTTTTTAATATCGATTCCGATAATGTTTGGATAAGTCCTATGTCACCAACACCTAGTGTTCTGGTAGCAAATGGTGTTGCTGTTTTCGTTACAGCTAACCTATCACTAGATATAACATCTAATGGTAGAGGATATTTTGCAACTTGGCCAGCTTCGGCTCCAGTTGGTATAGATCCAATCACATCATTACCGTATTCTTATGGTGTTGGTGTACTGAATGGTATTAATTCTGGTGATAGAGTTAGAGATGCTATTCCACCATCATATGGTGTTCTTTATGAAGCGAAACCTTATTCAAGCGGACCTACTATTATACCACCCGGTGATCCAAGAAACTGGATATATCAATATAATTCGGGTGTATTTTTTCAACAAGATGTTATTGGTCCTGCTCCGATACAAATAGATTTATATGTTTATGTTGGTGAGAGATTATCTGACCAAACGGTTGTTGCTCAATCTTCAAATATAAGAGTTACTGCACTTGGTACTGATAATTATAGCGGAATAGGTACACCTTCAATTGCTACATATTCATCGAGTGATATGTATCTCGTGGATTTTGAAAATGTTAACACAGGTTCCACTGCTGTTACACTAGAAATAAATGGATTGGGAGCAGCTGAGGTTATTATATTTGATGAGAATGGATTTCCAGTTGGTTTAACAGGTGGTGGTGAAATAAATGCTGGTCAGATATATTATGTTACTTGGGATGGTATTAATTTTCAATTAAACTATAGCAATCCACAGACAACATCTCCTATTTTATATACAAATTTAGTTGGGTCGGTTGCAGTTGGTGGTATACCGGCTGGGACAACGTTTAGTAATGCTACGATGAAGGACATGTGGGATGCTTTACTTAAACCACCTTATCAACAATCAAATTTTACATCTTTTTCATTTAATCACGGTGGTGCGACTAGAGAAGTTGGTGATGCTATTATCGGCGGTCCTTATAATTTTACCTGGGCTACTTCATTCCCCGCTAACGTTCAAACTGATAGTGTTACTATTAGAGATTTGACTAATAATGTTAATTTAATAAGCGGTACGGCTAATGATGGATTTGCCACTTTAACATTATCTACAATTAATAAATCAATTCCAGCTACACACACCTGGAGAGCACAAGCTGTTAGAACAAACTCAACTGTATTTTACAGCGCTAATGTTACTGTTAGTTGGTTTTGGAAAAGATATCATGGTACACAGTCATTGACATCACTTACTGCTGCTCAGATACAATCATTAACCGGTGCTTTATCTAACAGTAGATTGGGTAACTATACATTTGGTGCTGGTGGTTATAAATATTTTGCATGGCCAACATCATTTGGGGCTCCTGTTTTATTTAGAGATTTCAATACTAATTTAGCTGTAGCGATGGCAGGTATTGATGAAGGTTATACATCACCAGTAGGGTCTTATTATGCACAAGTTGTTTCGGTTACGAATATTTGGGGATATACAACAAATTATTATTTGTTTAGAACAAGAAATATTTTAGGTGGTTCAATAATTATCACTGTTACATAAATATATATAGATAAAAAGAAATAAAATATAAATGGCATTAATTCCTGGTTCGATTCCTGTTACTGGCTTCATAGCACCTACTGATACATCAGATACATATGCTGTTACGGATGCTATTTACGGTATTGATGGACTTCGTAATGTACCTACATATGCTGATATGTATAATATCTCACTCGAAAGAAGAAGAGAGGGTATGATTGTTGGCATAATGTCGGATAATACATATTGGAAGTTATTACCATCAACAGGAAGTAATATTTGGAACATTGGTTCTGCTAGCAATTGGCAAGAGTTTGCTATTTTTGGTGGAGATGATATTATTAGTTCATATTTAACATCATCTACAATTGGATTTGATATAAATGGTGCTACATTATCTGCTAATATACTACCTAATAGCATAACCGCATCTTTATTAAGTACTACAGCTGGATCCGCAACTGCTGGTTATGTCTTAACTAATGATGGTATTGGTAATTTTACCTGGATATCTCCTTCGAGTGTAGGTGGTGTAATATCTAGATTTGATAAGAATTATATTATGACCTATACTACATCAGGTGATGGTCAATTTACAGGACTTACTATATCAGCGACTCCGATTAATGGTTGTTATGTTGCTGTATTTGTTAATGGTCAAGAATTTGATGTTGGAGATGGAGTTACATCAAGCGTTTCTTGTTATTTTAGTAATGATGGTGGTTTGACCGCTAGGAATTTCGCATCTCCTAATCAAGTTCAAATCGGTGATGGGTTGTATTGGAATGGTTCATTTTCAGGTACAGATTTATACACAAGTTGGAGAATATCTCTATATTATCTGACTTAATTTTAGAAAAAAAAGTTATTTATAAAATAAATATATTATAAGTAAAAAAAAAAAAATAAAACAGAATGCCTTTATTAGATGGTAAGCAATTACGAAACGGATCAATTGATCTTAGCAAGCTAAGTGGATCAGGTACTGTTTCGATCCAATCAGGAGCTGTATTATCCTTTTTATCAGGATCTCAGCTTACTACAGCTGATGCAAATATTAACAATGGTACAGATGTTGTTAACAAAAATTATGTTGATGGTGTAGCTGCTGGTTTATTACCTAAGACTCCGGTACAAGTCGTAGCTAATACACAATCATTATCACTTTCGGGTGTTGGTATGGTTATTGATGGATGGACCGTGTCAGCCGGAGATAGAATCTTAGTAAACTATCAAGCAGCAGGTGTTGCTACTGCATCTAATGGTATTTATGTCGCTACGGCTGGTTCTTGGTCAAGAGCTACTGATTCAGATGGTACTCCATCTAATGAAGTTCAACAAGGTAATTTCGTTTTCGTTCATGAAGGTAGTACATATATACATAGTGGATGGGTTTTAGCCGAAACAAACGCATCTAATCCACAATCTATTTTAGTTGGTACAGAATCACAAAGGTGGGTGCAGTTCTCTGAACAAACAAATATTCAAGCTGGTGATGGTTTATCTTTTACTGGTGTTAATTTAAATGTTAATACTGGTGTCGGTTTAACAATATCGTTTGATACTGTTAGACTTACAGATACAACTGTTATACCAACATCTTATGGTGGTGCTGCTAACGTTGCAACTTTCACAGTTGATCAACAAGGTCGTTTAACTGCAGCTTCAAATCAGTTAATTTCTATTCCGAGTGGTCAAGTTAATAACTTTACTGCGTCAGTTATTGCTCTTATTGATGGTGCCGACATTACTGGTGTTACAGCTGGTGCTGGTTTAAGTGGTGGTGGAACACAAGGATTTGTTACACTTGATGTTAATACATCTAATGGTTTAAGTATAGTTAATGACTCTGTTGTTTTAGGTGGTACTTTAAGTCAAAGCACGACTATTGATTCATATGGCCAAGATTTTAAAATAATGGATTCAATAAGTGGAAGTTATATTAAAATGAATTCAAATGGATTTATATCAATTACATCATCAAATGGTATATCAAATACCGCAGATGGTGGTAATATATCAAATGTAGCTGAAGTTATAATAAACACATCGAATATTAGTATATCAAATACAACATCGACTGGAAATATAACAAATACATCAGGGAATGATATAATAAATACAGCGTATTATGATATAATAAATACTGCATCAAATGGTATTATATCAAATACTGCATCAGATGGTATATCAAATACAACATCAAATGGTGATATATCAAATACATCATCAAATGATATAATAAACACAGCATCAGGTGATATATCAAATACATCATCAAATGAAATAATAAACACTGCATCAAATGGTATATCAAATGGAACATCAAATGGTGATATATCAAATACAACATTAAATGGAAATATATCAAATACATCATCATCTGATATAATAAACACAGCGGATGGTGATATATCAAATACAACATCAAATGGTGATATATCAAATACAACATCGATTGGAAATATATCAAATACAACATCGATTGGAAATATATCAAATACATCAGGAAGTGATATAATAAATAATGCAGATAATGATATAATAAACACTGCATCAAATGGTATTATATCAAACACTGCATCAAATGGTATATCAAATACAACATCAAATGGTAGTATAATAAATACATCATCAGTTGATATAATAAACACAGCATCAGGTGATATATCAAATACATCATCTGATATAATAAACACAGCATCAGCTAATATAATAAACACAGCAGAGATTAATATATCAAACACTGCGGATTTTGATATATCAAATACAACATCAAATGGTGATATATCAAATACATCAGGAGGTGATATATTAAATACCGCATCAAATGGTATATCAAATATAACATTAGGTGGTAATATAACAAACACATCAGGAGGTGACATAATAAACGACGCATCATTTGGTATTATATCAAATACAGCATCAAGTATAATAAACACCTCATCAGGTGATATAACAAACACAGCAGATGGTAGTATATATATCACTTCAAATTACGATAAAGTTTCTTTATCGTCATTTAATAATGGTAGTGTATCAGAAATAAAATTGTCTTCCTCCTCACCAGAGACTATACCAAATAACGGTAGTGATAATGTGATTATTATAACTGATGATGTTTATAATAAAGGTATGGTTTATTCTGATGATTACTCAGCTAACTTTACACCTGAGTCATTAGTTTCCAAAAGATATGTCGATTCCGTTGTTACCGGTATTGGTTTAACTGCTGGAAATGGGTTGGTTAATAATGGAGGTGTAATAGATGTTAATATTGATAACGGTTTAAGTATAGTTAATGACTCTGTTGTTTTAGGTGGTACTTTATCACAAAATACCACAATTAATAATGGATCATTCAATTATTTGATGTCATCTACAAGTGGTGATATAATAAACCAACGGGTAGCATTTGGTGTAACACATTCCTCTATAATAGATAGTAGTGGGTCCAAGATTAGAACAAATACATCGAGTGGTACTCAATTGGTTGAGGTTACAGACGGTTATGCTCAAATGAATGTTAATGTTGCTGGGTCTCAATCTTATATAATGATTAGTAACTTTAATATACCAAACGCTGATTCATCCACAAATAATAGAATGGTTGTTAAAGATGATTACTATTTTAAGGGACTTGTTTATGATGATGACTACTCTGCTAATTTTACTGATAACTCATTGGTATCAAAAATATATGTTGATACCCAAGTATCTTCTGGTGTTACCGCTGGTCAAGGTTTATTCAAATCTGGCTCAATAATAGGAGTTAGTTACTCGTCTGTTGCTCAAGTTATGAGTGGAGCTGGATTAACTGCGAATGGTGGCGTTTTTGATGTTGGTGCGGGTGCTGGTATCACAGTAAGTGCTGATACAGTGGCTGTTGATTATACAGCGGTCGCTGCTCAATTAGCTGGTAATGGTTTATCTGCAAATGGTACAACAATCGATGTTAACGTATCAAATGGTTTAACAATCATTAGTGACACTGTTCAAGTTTCATCAAGTATCGCTGGTACAGGATTAACATTCTCATCGGGTGTTCTATCAGTAATAGCTGGTAATTCTCAACCAGTGTATCAAATTGGTTTAACAACATCTGTTGCTACTGGAGAAACTGGTATATTATTATCATCTACACCAAATGCATACTCAAGAATACAAGTATTCGTTAATGGTCAATTGCAAACATTAGGAGATGGTGTTACATCAAGAGATTGTCACTTTGGTACAACGACTTCAGCTGTTGCTTTATCTTCACTAACTTCGGGTGACCAGCTTGTTTGGAACTCCGGTAATGCAGGATTCTCGTTATCATTAACAGATAGAATTGATATCATTTATGAGGCTTAATTCATAAATAATATAAATTAAAAAGGAGAAGGGGAATTAATTCTCTTCTCCTTTTTTATTTTTTTTTGAAAATGTGTTATAGATAATTAATATATACACTATAAAAAAATATAACTACGCTAGTTAATGGCTCAACTGAATATTAAGCAGGTAAAAGGCGCAACACAGGGTTCGGTTTTATTTCTAGACACAAACGGTGTTGTTAGTGAAAATAATAACCGATTATTTTGGAGTAATTCAAATAGTGCTTTAATTATTGGTACTAACTCTTTATTCGGAACTGAGAAGCTTAGATTAATTGGAGATCAAAGAATTGAAGGTAATTTAGTTGTAACTGGAAGCTTCTCTGTACCTGGTGTTTTTTTAGTAAGAGGAGATGGTAATGTTGGAATAGGAGCAAGTAACCCTCAAGTAAGTCTACAAATAGGTACATCTTTTGATACAAAACAACTTCAAATTAACGGTGGGGGCGGATTTGACGAGACCTTCACTGTTCAAGCTCACAAGGTTTCTGGATATCTTTATACTTTTTACAATAGAGATTATTCAAGATATTTTGCTATATATTATCAAGATGGTCAAGGTGCAGGTACTAATGCGAGAGTTCAAATAATGGACGGAACGTTAGGAGTGTACCATGTTAATAACACTAATTACAGAATTGGATTTGGTAGTCATTTTGAGGGGGATTCATATTTATTGTCTTCTAGGCACAGTATGGGAGCTACTGGAACAGATGGATTATTTGCATGGTCCGATACTTATAATGAAATTGTTATAGATTCTGTTAAGGGAACTGGATTTACAGAACCTTTTTTAAGATTTAGAGGTGGTGATGGAATTTCACCAACAAAGATTGGTACTTTTAGACTTCATACCACGCTAGACTCTTGGGTCGCAGTTTCAGAACTCGGAACTGTTGGGAATTTCGGAGTCGGTACTAGTAATCCAACTGCCAAGTTACATGTTAGAGGTGGAGGTGCAAATTCTTCCACAAACAGTCTGTACATAACAAACAATAATTCGCTGCAAGCATTGACTGTCAGAGACGATCTTTTCACGTTGTCTAGAAGAATGATACTTGACAAAAGTGCCAATTATAACGATGGAGGATTGGCATCGCAAGACGTAACCATGTTAGTGCTTACATCAAATCAAACATCTATAAACAATTTTCAATCATTAAGTTTAATCTTTAAACCTCAAAATAATTCTGTTAATACTTTTTCTGGTATAAACTTTAGAAGTCTAAACAACTCTTTCGGTTCAGTGTTTGGAGTTCATCACGTTGGGGATATATTCAATGATTTCGTGTGGTGGGGGAACGATGGAACAAACGAGGTGGAGAATATGAGGTTGAAGAACAATGGTAGATTAGGAATCGGCACTAACAACCCAACTGCTAAGCTTCACATTTCAGCTACTCAGTCTGGTACAGGTTTTAGATTAACTGACACTTCTCAGGAAAATGGGTTTATCTTGAAGACAGATGCTAATGGTTTTGGTTCTTGGCAACCGGAAAATCGTTACGTTTACATTGGATCAGTCACTTTCCAAGACATTAATCAAAATGTTGGATTCTCTTCTTTTACTTTACAAGGAGTAGTATCTGAATATGATGGTCCTATCATTTCCATTGCAGTAAAACTTCAAAGCTCTTTTACAGTTGATAGCGATATATCAGTTGGAATAATAGACGATAATAGCAATCAAGCTATTTACACGGATATTTCTGATCTTAGTACAAATTTTATTAGATCTTTTTCTCCTCCTCCGAGCACCAATTTTACTCAGCTTTCTAATTTTTCAATATATGTTTCTTCAAATGGTATAGTTTTTAACGGTGGAAATTCTCAAGGAGAAGTGTTTTTGTACATTTTATTTGGAAAAATAGCATAAATTCAAAACAAATATAAACACGAAATATATGAATATGATTATTACTGATACTATCCTTTTAAGCACGGGAAGAACTGCTTTTAACGTATATTGCGAAATTGTTCCACATATGAACACTATTGCGGTCGACGGAAAAATACCTTGTGATCTTATCTTTTACTATTCAGAAAAAGATAAAGATGATGGATATGATCCAATTTATCCGTTAGACGCCAATGGAAAAAAAATTACTCACGTAATTTTACAAATTTCTTCTTTTGATATCTTAAAATCTGAACCAAATTGCACATGGAATGATGTATTTAATGCAATTTATGAAATTTGTGCTAAAAAAAATGGAAGAGTTGTATGGATGGAAAAATATAAACTATTCAATATATGGTAAGTATTAAAAAAATTAGAATTAGTAGAACTTTACGCAGTTCTAAAGTATTTGTCGAACAAGTCTTATGAATAAGTGTATAATCTAATCTAAATTTGCTTTGTTGTAAAAATTAATGAAAATGATACGCAATTTACTTTTCACATTTGTATTAATTGTAGCATTAAATGTAAATGATAACAGAGATAAAAATCAAACTGTTACTACCAAACTAATAATTAAAGATGATGTAACGCAAGAATTATTACCAGGAGTTGCTGTTAAAATTGATAATTCTAATAAAACTCTTTACACCGACTTAAACGGGGAACTTACCATTGCATTGATAAAGGGGTTAAAATACGATGTGGAAATTAATTATATTGGTTACCAATCTGAAACAATTCGAATGGAAGGTGGTACTGAAAAAATCAATATTAGTTTAAAACCTTAAAAATTCCTTCTTACCAGAAGGAATTTTTATTTACTATCACTTCTTATTTCATAATACCACCGGTTAATCACATAAGTTCTGTTTCAGAAGTAATAAGATTGTAAATCTCTTCCAGTTTATTTATTTCAGCTCGTAATACATGTTTCTTCTAACATTTCTTGAATTAAATAAATTAAATAGAATGTTTTTTTTAGACTTGATAATTTACAATCCTGTTGATTGTTCTTATTATTTAATTTTTTTTTCTATTTGTCTATACTATATAAATTCCAAATAAATTTTTTTAATATATACTCTATGAGATTATTTAAATTTTTTGAATTCAAAGAATCAGATTTAGAGCCTATAAAATCCTTTAGAGTAAAGGACAACCTAAATACTAAATTATGGTCTAATTTTGAACTAGATGAGTCTGTTAGAGAACAATTATTACAAATAGCTCAGGATTTCTATGAATCAACTGAAATAAGTGCTGATGTTTTGGATATTGTTCTTTGTGGTTCATTATGTAATTATAACTGGTCTGAAAAATATTCAGATTATGATTTGCATATTATTATTAAATATTCAGATGTTGATGAGAACAAGGAATTAGTTACACAACTTTGTGACTATGCTAAGAAAATATGGAATGAGCAACATGATATAACCATAAAGGGATATGAGGTTGAGGTTGCTATACAAGACGAACAAGATTTAAAGGATTCTATTGCTTCTGGTAGAATGGGTGGAGTTTTCTCACTTATGAAAAATAAGTGGATAAAGAGACCCGATAAGATAGAATTTGAACCCGATGAGGATTTAATTGCTGAAAAAGCTAAGACTATAATGCAGAAAATAGATGATATTGAAGAACAAGTTGATGAAGATAAGTATTCCGCCTTCAAAGAGAAGATAGATAAGGTTTGGAAGAAAGTTAAAGATTATAGAAAGAGTGGTTTAGAAAGTGAAGGAGGTGAATACTCAATTGGTAATTTAGTTTTTAAGTTACTTAGAAGAAATGGGTATATCAATAAAGTAATGAAACTTAAAAGATATGCTTATGATAAACAGTTTGAATCTTCTGAACACGACAATGATGTATTGAGACTATTATATCTTATAGATCAATTGGATAAAGAAATGTCAAAGAAATCCGATGAGAGTTGGTCAATGAGTATATCATATGAGTATGATGAGTCAAAAGATTATATTGATATACACTATTCATCACATGGTTATTCTGAGGGATTCTCTGATGATTTAAGAGTTTTCTACAAGGAAAGACCAATTAGAGTTTTAAGAGATAATAGTGGTAGAACTGTTTTTGGTGACTATGATAATAGTAGAGAAGAGAAATTTAATTCATTTGATGAATTAATAGATAATATAAAAGATGAATTTGGATTATGATAAAAATATCAGAAATAGAGCAAGTATTTAAGGATATCTTTGAGGAAGAAGAAGGTGTTGTTAATTCAGTTGAGACTGTATATGAATCTCCCGAAGAGGGTGACTTTTTAAGATTGGTTATATCAATACATGGTTTATCAACAGAAGATACTTCTATTATACATACTAAGTTTATATTCAAGGTTGACACTAATAAAAGACATGTTTTAGAAGATACGTTTATATACCTTTATGATATAAACTGTGTTTATCACAGGATTGAGTTTAATAATGTTGTTGATTTGAAGAAAAAGATTGAAGGTATAATAGAGTCTAAAAATTTTGGTGAGGATTTACAGATATTATCCGACTTTATCGAAGCTCCGGCTATGTTCTTAAACTATTATATGAGAAGAGCTAAGATTACAGATTATTCTGTTTTTGATGTTAAGTATGATCCCAAGTTTAAAACAACTCCTTGTGATAAAACTACATTTGATTTTAAGATTAATATTAATAACAACTACCATATTAATTTATCTATCTATAAAATAGATAGAGATAAAGAGGAAGAAACAGATGTTTATAAGTATCAGTTTAAGTTTATGGATGAGATTGAGACTTATGATACTGATACGTTAAAGAACATGCACTATTTCATTGGAGACCGTATTGCTAGAATTCTTGATAAAAAGTTAAAGAATAAATAATGAAACATCTTAAAGAATTTTTTAATTATATTAAGGAATCCAAGAGTATAGATAAGGAAGAGGTTGAAACTATGTTATTACCTATAAAGGATATGGGGTTTCGAATTTCATATTCAGAAGGAGTTATTATATCCGTTAATGTTAGAGATAAGAACCATGGTAAGAAATATCTAAAAGTGCATATTGATTTAAGTTCATTGAATAGGTCGGATATAATTATAGATGGTTATAGAACAAAGGAAATAGATGATAATAGACTTTGGGAGATATTGGATGAAATAATGTCATTAAGGGGTAGATTAATGGGTGAACATATAGAGAATTGTATTATTGACTTTATTATAAGAGAAAATTATTTTGCAATATCGCTTATTTTAGTTGGTAATAAAGAGGAGGAAAAAAGTGATGAATTTTTACTTATTGAGTTGATGTCTATACTAAAATCTAAATTGAATAATATGAAAACTGATTTCTCTTATAACACACTTGTTAGTTTAAATAATGATAATGGCGAATATAGTATTGATATTAAATCCAATCCATATTGGTATACTGATAGAAAATTAAATAATTTATTTAGGGGTATTGATATGTCTAGATTTAATGTGAATAAGTATATTGGTAGTAATGTCATAAATAGAATAACTATTAAAAAATAATTTGAACTTTTTTGATTTTTTAGAATATTATATATACATTTGTAAAGTAATAATTACAAAACTTGGGGATGTAATAGAATTGATTCGCGGAGTAAGTGTAGTTATGCAGGCATCGGTTGGTTAAATATCCGATTAATAAATTAGTTAACAAATTTGTAAACGGCAACGTTAATGAAGTAGGTACTCGTGAAGATTTAGTAGCGACTCTACAAAACAATTTGTTCTTGGTAGAAGAACTAGCAACTGCGTAATATCAGAGGCTATAAAAAAAATTCTCCAACTGTTTCACACAGTTAAAAAAAGGTGAGGCTTTTTGTTTTTACTTGTTAGAAGTCTTTTCGAAATCAAGTAAATATTTTGTAAGTTTAGAAAAATTTTACTAAGCCTGTGAACGAATAAAGACACTTAACTGAGGAAGACACGATGGGCAGTTCATCGTCATCTCCACAAGAAGAAACCCACAATTTTATTGTGGGTTTTTTTAATTTTTTTGTCTTTATTTAAAGAAGAAATATTATATTTGTAGTATTAAAAATAAACGAGATAGAGTGAGTATGTGAGTAAAAAAATAACTTTCATATGAAACACTTAAACAAGCACTGGTTGAGAGAGAAAGAATATATCTCTCTTAAAAAAGAACTAGATGAAATTTATTGTAAAATGAATTCAGCTAGATATATAAGATTGCCAAATACAAGAGTTTGTGAAATTAATAGAAAGTTAGACTATAAGTTCTATAACGAAAAACATGGTTGTTATCATACTGCTCCTAAATGGTATAGAAAAATGAAGAATCGAATACAAAGAGTTAAATCTAAACGTACTCTTTATAAGATTGTTAATATTTCTGATGATTACACATTTGAAGATAATTATAAAGATGCTCCTTGGTACTGGTAAAAACTTTAGTATTTATACAAATATAAAAGATATGATTAGTAAATTCGAAGGTCGATATAGATTTTTATCAAATTTTTATCCTGCTAAAATAGAACACCAAGGTATTGAATATCCTAGTGTTGAACACTACTACGTTGCTATGAAGGTTAACGACCAGCAATTTATAAATGGTAAATACTACACACCAGGTGATTTTCGTGAAATGATTGCCTCTATTTCTGATCCTGGTCAGGTAAAAAGAATTGGTCGAATGGTTAAATTGAGAAAAGACTGGGAGATTCAACGATTAAAGGTTATGAATTGGGGAGTTTATCAGAAATTCAAAAATCATGAAGACCTTAGACAAATGCTATTAGATACTGGTGACCAAGAATTAGTTGAGGGTAATTGGTGGCATGATAATTTCTTCGGTTCTTGTATTTGTACTAAATGTGGAAACAAAGGTGAAAATCACTTAGGTAAGATATTAATGAAAGTTAGAAGTGAGTTACGATGTGGATGAAATGGTTGATTTATCTTATACAAAGATTCTAAAGTTTTTTGAGTATAAAAAAAAAGAAACTTTCAATAAAGTGTTCTCTATAACTAAAGAGAAAAAATATAGAAAATAAATATGTGCGCAATGATTTCCTATTTTGGGGGAAAGAGTTCTCCTGTTTTTATGGAGTTTATTAATTCTAAAATTCCTAAGACTGGAATAAAAACATATATAGAACCTTTTAGTGGTAGTTTTGCTACTTATATGGATGATGATCAACTTGAATTTGATAAAGTTATCTACAATGATAAGAATCGACATCAGGTGAACTTGTATAAGTGTTGTTCTGAGCCCGAAAAATTTCTTCCATATTTAGAGAATTTAAAAAATACTCTTCTTAAAACAGAAGAAAAGGATCCACTAAAAAAATGGGACTTTTATAAGGGTATTTATAAAGAATATATCAAAAACGATTTCCTAGATAACAATGATTTTGAAATAGGTGATTTTGAAAAAGCTGCTATATACGCATTTTTAATCACATCAGCTCATAATTCTGTTTACCCACGAGGAGCGGGTTTCAATGGATATAAGAAAGATAAAGATAAACTAAAGTTAGAAGTTCTTATTGATAAATTAAAGAAGAACAAATATACTAAGAAATTACAATCTATCACTGAGTTCAATAATATTGATTTTGAAGAGTTAATTAGAAAATATGATTCAGAAGATACTTACCTATATTTAGATCCACCATATGCAAGATTTAATGAAGAAAAGGGAGAGGATGATGCTAAGAGGCTATTCTGGTATGGTGCTGACTCTGATGGTGTATTCGGACCCGCTTCACATAGAAGATTATTGGAATTACTAAAGACTACAAAATGTAGATGGTCTTTATCATACTACTACTTCCCATTACTCGATGAGTTATTACCAAGAGACCAATATGTATGGACTCAGAAAGAAGTTTTCAGAAGTTCAGCACATGGTGGTAATAATTCTAGCCTTAAAGGTGAACAAACTAAAGGGGTTGAGTTACTTATTATGAATTATGATCCAAATACTGGATTAAGAACAAATATACAGTATGAGTCTAGAGTGTAATTTGTTAGATAGTATAAATAATTTATCATTTAAATTATTAAATTTACCAGATTTTTTTAACATTCAGGTGTGTGATTATAGTTTACCTGAGAGATTAGAAGCATCTTTTAGTATAAAAACTATACCTCAAGTTTTTGATATTGATATTAAGTCTGAAATATTAAAACAAATATGTAATGACCTTACAACAAAAGTTGTTAATAATTCTCTACAAGAAATGTCAAATTCAAGTAATATAGTAGTTGATTTTATCGATAAAAGAGGACTGGGAGATATCACAATTATTCCATATTCTGATATAGAGGATTTTGTTTCTGAAATAGTGAATCAGTGTCGAGGTTATAAAAATATTGTTTGTAGTGGGTCTGTTGCTATTGTAATACAGGATGATTCGAGATTACATTTTTCACCACAAAATGAAAATTTCATAAAGACACAATCATTTATTTATAAGGTTGGTGTTATATGTGGTATCAATGTGTGGATAGATCCATATATGAAATATAATGATTATAAGATAATGGCTTTTAATGATATTGATATTAAACTTAGTGGATTATCAAGTAAAATTGTATCTGAATCAAATTTTGACCAAAAAATTATCATAGGTTTTACTAAACTTACGAGTATAGGTGATGTTAAGAAGTTATATATTATAATTAATGAGTCATCTGAGGGGTGGATGATATTTGTTCAAAAAAATAGAGATTCAAAAATTAATAATATTTTGAATGAGGAAAAGTAGAAACACGTTTTTAAAGATTTTTAACCAGAATGGATAGATATTCTTTTAGAAAGGTATGTCTTTCTCTTCTTTAGAACTATCTTCTTCATCATTAGCATCGTTTTCTTCTTCTCCATCATATACAAGTTCATCTTTATATGTGAAATTGAATGTTAATATAGGTCTACCATCTTTAGTTTCCCATAATTCGAATTCAGATTCATATTGTAATAGTATGTCATTTTTAAGCTTTTTAGCTAAATCAAATACACTCAGTATATTTTTCATTTTTTCTCTTTTGTTGAGAACTACATATATAGATATATTTAGACCCTCACTATCAACATCGGCTTCTATACCAACATTTTTGAATAATGATCTAATTAGATATAGTAGATGTTGCATATCCTCACTTTGTATATACTCATCTTCCTTATCGGGATCATATCCAGCATGAATTGATTTTTTTGAATAGTTTGGTCTTCCATATAAGAAGCCATCTGAATTATCATACTCGATCTCTACTGGATCGATTTCTTCGAATAATTTTTTATATTTTTTTAATTTCATTTATTTCAATTCAATTTTTAGATATGTGTTTGAGAATGTAAGGTCGGGGTCTAATTTATGTTTTCTTAAAATAACAGACATTGATGATAATGTATTGTGTATTTCATCTATGCTAGAATCTTCTAAATCTATCCTTATAAATACAACGCCTTCATTACCAACAACTTTTGTTTCTGAATCAAATATAGACTCTTTAATATCCTTAATTAAGTGCTTGTATTTTTTTAATAATTCTTCATCAATTCCAACTTTTCTAACAGTTGGTAATGAGTTCCAATTAACTCTTAGAGTAGCTTGACATAACTTTATTAGATAAGTCATATTTTGGCTTTCATCTCTAGTATGTTCTTTATTATAACCAACAGAAACATTTGTGCATTCTGGTATTTGATCAATAAATGAAGCTGAATCAGTATATACACCAGTTGGATCTAATGATAATTTTAGACCACTTTTATTAAATTCTTTACACAATGCTGTTGCGAACTCATTTGAACAGCATTTTCTACCCATTTGTTGCGTGATAACAGAGTGTGTTTTTCTTCTATCAAAAGAGATACATCTTTTGATGTTTTTTAAGTATTCTACTTCATCATACACATATGATAATTGATGAGATCCTATTCCACCTCTTTCTTCCCCAATGAAGAAATAGTATAGTCCTGGTATATTATGAGCCATCATATACATCATAATAGTTACACCTGATTTATCATCAGCTCCTAATATAGTATTACCATCTGTTATGATATATTCATTTCCTTCATGTATTACACTAAATAGATTAACTTCTGATTGATTTCTATCAGCCGTATCTAAGTGAGATGTGAACATTGTCTCAGGCTTATCACCTATTATATAATAGTAGTTACCAACAACATCTTTTTTGAGGTTTTGTGGTAAGAATTTCAATACTTCATGTTCGTGTCCGTGCGGGTACGTCATTGTCACCATTGACAGAAATGTTGATCTAACGTCTTTTGGGTTATATTTGAATTCACCCACTGTTATAGGTTTACCTCCAAATCTACTTTCTACTGTATCGCCTTTTACACCAGTTAATTTATGTATTCTATTTACGAATTTAGCGATATCCGACCTCATTATTGTTCCTTTGAAGAAATATTCAGCGAACCTATCTATCCTCATTGGACGAACCTTGTCATCAATTGTTACATCAAATGAACCAGGTGTTCTGGATAAATCTACTTTAGTTATTTTTAGACCATTATGATACTCAGCATCCGGTTCTGTCATCCATAGTAACTCGAAAGCCAAATATAGATTTTCACTTTCTAGTTTTTTTAATACACCTATAAGTGCTTTAGAGAATTCTATCTTTGGTAAACTGTTTTCTGACATTACTTATTATAATTTTATAGTAATATATATATTAATATTAAACATCAATTTCGTTGGCATTTATGTAGTCAACTTTTACTTGACCATTATTCATCCCCGGCTCTTTTTTGACAAATTTTCTTTTACAGTAAACAACCGTTACTTTATTATCCTTTGGTGATTTACTATTTTTTTTGGCAATTGATGCTGCTTTTTTTATTACTTCGTTTGTTGGTAATTTATCATTTACTCTTATTACTATGTGACTACCAGGTACACCTTTTGCATGCATCCATATATCTTCTTTATTAGCTATATTGAATGTTAAATGGTCATTTGACAAAGCATCTTTACCTATATAGATTGTAAATCCGTCAATTTCCATTTTTTTAATATTAGGAAATTTATTTTTTTTAGACTCATTAAATAAACTAAAATTCATTATTTTACTTTCTTTTATGTTATCCAAACAAAAATCAGTGAATTTATCCCAGTCACCTTTTTCTATATTACCAATTTTTAATGATATCAATTCTTCTTCACCTTTAAATATATAATAATTTGTTTCGTTTTCTTCGATTCTCTCCTCAACACAACTATAAGGTGGATTATTAAAATCTTCAATATCCATATCATCATATATTAATTTATTACAAATATATGCGTATATCCCAGTTAAGTTATTAAAGTATTTTATTATTATATTTTGATCGTCATTCCGATTTTCAATTAATAGATATTTGCCACTCATAATGTATATATTAATTACAAATTATTTAAAAAAAGAAAAAAGACTCCGAAGAGTCTTTTTTCAATATATGGTAACTTAATTAGTTAAGTAAACCTTTACTGTCATCAACTTTGATAGTCATGAACTGCTTTTGAGGGAACCAACCTACCTCAGCGATTGCATAACGGCTTCTTAATAACATTCTTGGAGCGAATGTTGCTTCAGAAATAACAGTAATAGACTGAGCCATTAAGTAAGGTACGAAAATGATACCTGGTTGGTCAGGATTGTTCTTTCTACCAAGAACGATTCTGTTATCGTTATACTTCATATATGGATCAACGTAGATAGAGATATCTCCGATAGAACCTACTGGGTATAATTGACCTTGAGCATTCATCTTAGATTTAACTGGGTTAATTGTATAACCTGCAATATCTTGAAGAGCCGCAGCAAGACCTCCGTTTGTGATTAGATACTGAGCAGGACCAATACGACCTTCAGTTGCTATGTAGTTCGAAGCATGAGCTATCTTAGTGATAAGTTTTCTTTGAACTGCATGTGTAGTTTCACCACCAACGTTAGTACCAGCGTAAGCTGTATCTAAGTCAAATATTGTCATATTTGGGATGTTATTTAAACCAGAATTAGAAAGAGGAGCTGATTCTCTGTTAAGATCACCCATTTCAAAAATCTTAGCAACTATTTGCTTAGAGATTGTTTGAGATAATTCGTTAACAAGTATAGATTCCATTTTTTGAACTATATCCATACCTGTGTTAGCTTTAATGTCTTCGATTTCAGTCCTTCTTAATGCTGAACTTACTTCAATAGTACCAACTGCAATTGTTTTAGAAGAAATCTTAGGACCGATAACACCTGCGTAGCTATCATCATCTTTTTGACGATCCATTGGGTAGTTTCCAGCGAATCCTGTTGTGCTTGACATCCAGTTAGCTGAAAATCCTGGGATATGATCTTCAAGAGCTGATACTAATTCAACTGTTAAGTTACCAGAACCAGAAGTTACTGATGCTGTACCGATTGTTGTGATTTGATCAACCATTGATTGTGTTGGATTGAATGTGTTTCTTGTTTGATCGAATGACCAAAGTGTGCTTGCTGTATTAACCGCGGTGTGAGCTGTGTTAAATTGTCTGTAAGCTCTGAACATTGGGTATCCGTCAATACGAGAGAAACCTAAGAACTCAACAATACCAGCTTTTGAACCAGTTGGCTCAGTAGCTGTATTTACAGTAGGACCGTAGATATTTGTAAACCATCTACCAGTTAAACCACCTTGAGTTTGTTGACCAGCGTTTGCAGTTAAAGTAGCGTTAACTAAAGATCTTTCAGTTGCATTAGCAATATTTAATTTGAAAACTTGTGGTCTTTCATCTTGAGCCCCTAAACGAGTATCATCGTATTGGAAGTCGATGTAAAGTAAATCGATTTTTGGACCCGGAGAAGGCTTAACAGCTACTAAATCAAGACCAATTGTATGAGCTGCAATTTTCATAGCTACTGGTAAAAGGTTCTGACCAACATCACCTGAACCAACTAATGTTGAGTTATTACCTATTGTTTGACCAGCTAATAATGATGGTTGAGGAGCAACAACTGCACCCATACCTGCTAAGTTAGATGCGTTAACGTAAGCGTTTTCGTTGATAGAGTGATACTCAGCGTATTCAGACATCCAATCAATTTTCTCACTGTTAACACCCATGTTCTCAAGAACTGGAGACCATTTCTTGATTGCTTTTTGTTTGTCTATTCTAATGTGTGACATAGTTTTTTATTATTTTTTTTTTCTTTATAATCTATATATAAATCCTAATTTTCTTTATTTTTTCAAGGTGGATTTTTTATAGATTAGATGTTTTTGAATCTTTCCATTATAGCTTGGACTTCTTTATCAGAAAGTTTATCTTCTTGTATTAAACTTTCATGTGACACAAGCTTCTTAGTAACAGATTCATTTTTTTTGAGATTTCTAGTTAACCAGAAATGCTCAATTTGATTTTCAGTTTTTAATACATCTTCTGGGTATAATCTAGCTTGTGATAAGATAGACTTTTTAGAAGATTCATTTAACTGATTCCAGATTGGCTTAATGTTTTCAGGCATCAATCTGATTATTCTTTCTTCAAGAGATTCATTCTTAGATGAAAGTGCTTCAGCGATCAAAGAAAGTACATCTTTCTGTGTGAAATAACTTCTTTCGTTTATGTGAAGTTTAACAGTTTCTTGTTCTTCTTCTGATAGTGCATAAAAGCTATCAACTTGTGACTTGTTCAAGAATTTTAAGAAATTCAAGTCAGTTGATTCAGAAACTTTACGTTTTTTAGCTTCTTCAATTAATTTATCAATAGATTTAGATAATTCTGTATCTGATTTGCCTTCGTATGTTGATTCTTCTTCATCTTTATTATCTTCCTCTTCTTCTTTATTATAAACCTTTTCTGAGTTAACTTTAGAAACACCATTTAATTCACAAGGTTCACATACTTCTTTTTCCTCTTCTTCCTCTTCTATATTTTCAAAACCAGCGTCTTGCAATGAAGGGAAAGATTCTTCAACAGATTCAAATAATTTACCACTGTTTAATTTCTCAACGATCATTCCTTGATAAGAAATAGATTTGTCAAGATTTTCAGCGATATATTCAGAATATGCAATGTTGTCATCTAAATGTTCGGCAATGTACTCAGAGTAAGCAATGTTACCTTCGATATGTTCTGCTAAATATTCAGAATATGCAATTGAGTTATCAACATGTTCAGCAATATATTCAGAATAGGAAATATTCTTGTCAAGATTTTCAGCTATATACTCAGAGTAAGCAATATTCTTATCTAAATTCTCAGCTAAATACTCAGAGTAAGCGATGTTCTTATCAAGATTTTCAGCAATATATTCAGAATAAGAAATATTCTTGTCAAGATTTTCAGCAATATATTCAGAATAAGAAATATTCTTATCTAAATTCTCAGCTAAATACTCAGAATATTCAATGTTTTTGTCAAGATTCTCAGCAAGATATTCAGAGTAGTTAATTGCTTTCTCTAGATTCTCAGCTAAGTAGTCATTGTGCTTAATAAGCTTTTCAGCTGTTTCTTTTAGAGATTTATTTTCATTAACAACAACCTGTACTTTTTCAGCCAAGTAATCAAGATATTTAATCACTTGTGAGTTAGTTTTGTTTAATTCTTCATAGTATTCAATTAACTGCTCAAGTTTTTTAGGGTTCATATTACCCTTAGTGATGGCACTTTTAACTTCTTTTTTAGTAGAAGCTATTTCATTAACTAAGTACTGAGAGTATTCAGTTAATTGTTTTTTTGTAACATAATCGTTCTTATTCATGTTAAATATCTCATTTATTTTGGACTCATCGGACATTTCATATATCCTAAAGTTAGATTTTGGGTTTGTGTAACCTAGAGACTCATTAAGAACTTTAACACTCATTTTAGCAGATGAGAAACCCGGATCCGCAACAATGTCATAAGTGAATAGCTTCTTTAATGAAACAGATCCATCAGATTCGGTAATACCTGCTGCTCTGGAAGAAACAAAAATAGGACACCCGTCATCGACAAGAGCCTTAGCTTCTTTACCCCAGTAAGTATTAAGTAATTTGATTTCACCTTCTACTTTGTTTGATTCTTTTACATAAGAAGCTTTGGTAATAATGTGAGATGCTCTTGAAAGAGAAGTGTCAAATACATCGGGGTGATCAAACTCCCCATATACAACACCTAAGCTTTTAATTCTTTCATTAAGTTCATCAAGAGCAGGAAGGAATTTATCAGCGGTATATATTCTTTCGTTACGGTTTTTAACTCCGAACTCGGTAAAAGTACCGCCTAAAACATAATCCTTCTTACCAGCACTGTTCTCTCTTATAAGAGAGCTAGTTGAATTTTCTACAATTAAAACTGGTTTCATTTAAAATATTTATTTTTTGTCGTTGTATCATATATATTATCAATAAAAAATCTACTATTTTCAAAGGTGGATTTTTTATTGTCTATCTTTAGAGGAAAAAAACAATATTTAATAAATATTAGAAAATATCACGGTTTTTTTAATGATTCTTACAAGAGAAATAAACATTAAGATAAATGAATCCAACTATTCTTATTATGAGGATTTGGGATATGATGTTGCTATAGGTGAAATAATTACAATACCTATTGAACTAATATCAAGAGGATCTCATTATAAGATTAAGTGTAAGTGTGATGGGTGTGGTGTTGAAAAGGATGTCATATTTAAGAATTATGTTAAATATGATAATAAGTGGGGTGAATATTTTTGTAGAAAATGTTCAGAGAAGAAAAGAAAAGAAACACTTAGAAAAAATTTTGGTGTTGATTATCCTATACAGAATAAGATAGTTCTTGACAAAATGAAGACTACTCTTATGGAGAAGTATGGTGTTGATAACATTTCTAAGAGAGATAAGAAAAGTGAAAAATCTGTTTAATTATAAATTATCAACTTTATGTTAAATCTGATGAGGTTTTCCATCATATTATCCTCTTATAAATTATATATAATAAGAAAATTCAATTTGATATTTAATATATTCGATAAGGTTGACATTTTTTCAATTTTTCATTAACTTACCAATACAGAAAAAATATTATGGGAAATTTTACTTATTAAAATTATCTATACGATTCTGTAAAAATCATTTTATTTATTAGAATTCGAATTCACCGCTGGATTCTCCAGATTCTCCACCGGCTTCTTCGCTTCCACTTTCGGTTGTTTCTTGTGATACTCCTGTTTCTCCGCCAGATTCAGGTGTTGCTTGTGATCCGGTCGTTTCGATGCCTTCGGATCCAATTTCACTACCCTCAGATCCACTTTCTGTTGTTGATCCAGATGATGATGAATCTTTTAGCCAGTACTTTTTATTTTCCTCTTTTTCTTCTGGTGTTAATTTAAATATGTGATCCATAATATAGTCAATATGGAAGTAAGGTTTTTCACCATTCATTATACCAAGCATTGTATTTACAATGTCAGCTTTCTTTTGAATGTTTCCTAATTTTTTCCATTCTTCAAACACTTGGTTTGAGTTGAAGTTAATATCTATTTGATTCAAGAATGATTCATCATTCTTTAACTCTGGGAACTCTATTAGAATTTGCAGTTTAATTGGTTTAACAATTAATTCCTTGAAGTTTGCTCTTAATCTATTGATGAAGTTAGAGAACTTAATCTCATCTCTTGTCATCTCAGCAGCATCTGTGAATAGATTACCGCCACCATTTTCTTTTTCAAATCTTTGAAATGGTATCTTTGATGCTCTTTTTAATGCATTGTAGAACCAAGTTAACATGTCTGACTCATTCAGGTTGTGTCCTTCTGGTGACACTAAATCCATTTGTGGTGTACCAGCGTCTCCCTCAGGAAACCATATTTGTTTATTATATGGTAAGTGCTTAGATCCATTTATAGTTAATGTACCTAAAGTATCATCCCATTCAACCTCTTCTGAATAGTCATGTATTAATTGACCAATTTGTTCTTCGGCTCTTTGTCTTGACATACCTTTAATAGGTATTGTGAATTTTTGATAAACTGTGGCGTTAATAATATTGAACATTATTCTTGTTTGCTCAAGAATCTTTAATTGATTATAAGGCTTTATTAACCCTTCAACATAAGAAGTTTCTGAATAGTCATTTTGCGTAGCATATGATATATAAACTATTTGCGAGTCTAAGAATATTCTCCTTAATTGAGGATCTTCTGGATATTGAATCCATAAATGTCCTATACTTGGTTCATATGCTGGAACTAGTGTTTCTGGTCTTAATCTATTAAATCCAATGATGTTTTTCTTTTTATCATCATATATGATTTCCATTGCAATAAATCCATCAATTAGGAAATCTTTCATCATGTTCCATGCTGTTATATTGTCTGAGAATCCAAATTTATTATAGATTTTCTCGAAATATTCTTGATACTTATCTTTTATTTCTTGTGAATAATCATTTGATAATGGTTTAGGTGAACAAAAATCTTTATCGTTATATACGATAGTCTCATCTGCTATTGTACTAATAAAGTCTCTAATTTCATCCTTTATCGAATATTCTCTTAATATTCTTCTTTTATCAGCATAAGATTTGTCTAAATATGGAATAGATTTTCTATTTAATACAGAAGCTACGGCCCTTTGTGAGAAAAAATCGTACATGCTATTTCCTCTAGCAGCTAATGGATCTTCATTTATTCCAATACCTACTTGGTTTCTGACGATCATATCGTCATAGTTCATTCCATAGTTTGAAAGATTTCTTAATATTCTACTAAATAACCCTTTATTTTCAATAGCTGTATTGATGTATATTCCGCCTGTGTTTCTTGAGTTAAATGGATTATATGATTGAGCCATTTAAAAATTTAAAAATTTAATTTATATATTAAAAAATCGCGGCTCTCTCTGGTTAGATATAGAATGTTCTTGATATAACCTTTATGTCATCAGGCGTTAGGTTCATTTCAATCAACAGCTTCTTTATTTCCTCATTGAAGTTAGCTAACATCTTTAAAAGTTTTTGGTAGTCATTTACAGATTTTCTATTTGCAAATTTATTGTATTCTCTCCAAGCAACCGAACCATCTTTATTTAGTGTAGCAAGTACTCTATGTGTATTATTAGGTTCTGATGTAAAAATACATAATATTCCATTTGCGTTACTTTCTCTTGAAACTGTTGCCTTAAAGAATTTTGCATTATTAAATATTCTTGTTTCACCAACTAGTATATCAAATGATAATTCATTTATCTTATTCATTTCCATTTCTTCAGCGTGTAATCTAATCTTTTCAGCTCTTGATTTCTGACCGTATTGTGATAGTTTGTCAGCAGCGCTTTTGTATGTTGAATAATCCAGTTCTTCAAATTTTCTAAGATGTTTCATATTTTAAGAATATTTTATGTGTTTATATATTAATATTTTTCTTCCATATTTTTTAAGCTTTTCTTCCATATTTTTTTAAGCTTTTCTGAAGTCTATTAATGTGGTCATTTAATACTACATATTTATCGGATATATCATTCTCTATTTTATAGAAGTCGCTTATAAGAGATGATACCATCTCTTGATTTCTTTTATCTCTCTTCTCTATCTTAGCATTCCATATATCCATTAAGGCATTTGGATCATATTTATTTTTGGGATGTTGAGAATATAAAAATCTCGGAACCATTTCTAGTGATATCTTATGAACATATTCTATTTGTGACATATTGAATTCGGTTATTGCATATTCAAATCCTAAACTTCTTAACTCATCATACATTCCTTTATAGTTAACTGATAGTAAGGCATCTTTTTCAAAGTCTTGTTCCGATATGAATTTGTCAAATACACCAACTCTTATTTCAATTGGAATAAAGTTAAAATTAACACCAAATATTATAATCATATTTGAGAATTTTCTGAAGTCTACTGTGAATATAGGTGCCCATTTCATCCAATTGGAATCGTCTTTATAGTGTAAAAAGTAAAATCCACCTATCTGCATTTTACCAACAGGTATGTTAAGAACATATTTATCACTCTTACTATACTTCTCATAGAAGAAAAGTGAATTGTTTTTAAAGTTTTCAACAGGATCATTTCCATTAACTAATAAGTTTAGATTAACTCTATCTCTTAAAGCACCCACTATGTAGATTATTTTCTTTTATATATAAAAAAATGAAGAACACAGTGCGTACTAAATTATTTTTTGGAATTTATATATAGGATATCTGAATTTTTAATATATAGTAGTGATGACAACAAATGAAAAAATTATAGAAAGGATTAGGTTAATACATGGTGATAAATATTCACTTGATAAATTTATTTATTCATCTTATAAAGAAAAGGTAACTCTCGTTTGTAAATTACATGGTGATTTTAGTATAAGTCTAAGTAATTTGATAAGTAATAAAAGGGGATGTCCAACTTGTGGAAAATTAAAATCAAAAAACTCCAATAGATCAAATACTGAGGAGTTTATTTCAAAGGCAAATAAAGTGCATAATTTTAAATATAGATATGATAATGTTGATTATTATAATTGGAAGAAAAAAGTTTCAATAATATGTGAAAAACATGGTGAATTTAAACAATCGCCATTTAACCACCTAAGAGGAAGTGGGTGCCCTAAATGCAATAAAGGAAGACCCCCTATGAAAAAAAATATTGAAACACAAGGTATAGATGATAAAATATCATATAGATTAAAAAAGTTTATAGAAATTTCAAATAAAGTGCATAACAACAAATATGATTACTCAAATGTTATATATTACTCTTCCAATAAAAAGGTAAAAATAATATGTAAAAAACACGGTGAATTTGAACAAACACCAAGTCACCATAAAAGAGGCAATGGGTGCCCATCTTGTTCATATGAAAACAGTTTCGGGTCAAGAATAAAGACATCCGACTTTATATCAATTTCTAAAAATAGACACCAAGGTTATTATAGTTATAATAAATCTATATACTTGGGAAATAAAGAGAAAATAATAATAACTTGTCCAATACACGGTGATTTTAAACAATTACCTAAGTATCATATGAATGGTGGTGGTTGTCCAAAATGTAATATAGGAAAACATGGAAGAGGTGGTGGTAAAGGAAATAAAAAATTAAAATACACAACAGATGAATTTATAAAAATTTGTAATAATTTACACAACAATAAATATGATTACTCAGAAAGTAAGTATAACGGATCAAAAAGTAAAATAAAAGTTAATTGCTTAAAACATGGAACATTCGATGTTTTAGCATATCATCATATGAATGGGGTAGGTTGTGTTTTTTGTTCAATAGACGATAAAAAGAGAACAAGAGAAGAATTAATAAATGAATTAAATATTATACATAACAATAAATACGAATATATTTTTCTCGATGATTTTATATCTACAAAGGATGATATAAAAATACTATGCCCAACACATGGTGAATTTTTTCAAAATGTAGAAGTTCATTTAAGGGGTAGTGGATGCACATTATGTAAAACCAAAAGTAGGGGAGAAATTTTAATAAAAAATATACTAAATAAATATAATATAGATTTTACAAAAGAAAAAAAATTTGATAATCTTAGTAGATTTAGATTTGATTTTTGGGTACCAAAGTTAAATACAGTGATAGAATTTGATGGAAAACACCACTTTAAATCTATACCATTTTTTGGTGGTAAAAATACATTTGAAAAAATTAAGAAAAACGATTTAATCAAAAATACCTATTGTGTAGAAAATAACATAAACTTAATAAGAATAAGTTATAGTGACTTGAAAAATATTGAAGAAATAATAAAAAAACAAATAATAGAAAATGTTAAACTCCAAACCTAATAATAACGATAAATATTATCAAGGTAATTATTTACCAATAAATAAAGAAAAAATATTGAAATTGAACAACCAGGGCGGAATCTTTTACCGTAGCTCCTGGGAAAAAAAAAAAAAATAATGACTTGGTTGGATCATAATCCAAATATAATAAAATGGGGAGCTGAATGTATTAGAATACCATATCAAATGACTCACTTTGAAAATGGTGATTCTAAGATAAAGGAGCACTCCTATTATCCAGATTTTTATTATGAAATAAAGCTATCTGATGGTAGAGTTGATAAAGTTGTTGCTGAGGTTAAACCAATGAAAGAATATAAAATGGTTTTGGATCTTAATGAGGGAAAACTATCTGTTCCAGATAAGGGTTTGAAGAAATTGAAGAATTTCGAATATGATCTAAAGATGGCTTATAAGAATAAGAATAAATGGGAGACTATGATTAATTGGTGTAATTTAAAAGGTTATAAGTTTATTGTTATAACTGAGGATATTCTTAAAAGGTTTAACATATAAAATGTAGTAATATTATTACCGATATGTATATAGATGATATTATTGGTAGAATAGTATCATATATAATGTACAGTTTTCTATTTATATGATATAAAGGGGATTTTAATAATTTTAGGATTAATAATATTGAGAAGCTTAATGGATTAATGAATAATCCAATTACTATAAATATCCACATTAATAATCTTGTAAAATAGAAAAGGAAGTCAGTTACTGGTGTTGATTCTATGTCTTTATTTTTGAAATTTATATCTAATCTGTCTCTATTGTAGAGATAGTATATTTCATTCCAAATGAATAGTGATGAAAATATGTAGAAAAGTGTAATCATGGTTTTATTATTAATTCGCCCATATTTATTAGGTTGTTTAGTTGATTTTCAGCTATTTTGATTGACTTCTCCTTTTGTAGTATTGTAAATAATTTATCGTCTATAAATACTTCCATTTCTTCACCAAGTGTATTTTCATATTCATTTGGAGCTGGTTCCATTCTTTCTGAATATATAGAGTTGATATATTTAATTCTCTCTTCACTATTTGTGTGTATCGAACATCCACTAGATCTAATGTTTGATTTGTCATCAGAGCATTTTTCGTAATATTCCCAAAGTTGCATAATTGCTTTATTCATACTATTCAAATTTATAAAAAATTGTATGTTTTTGGACAAACTAAGTTTTAAAAATTAATATAATAAACAAAAAAAATAACTGAATTTATGAATAAAATAATGCTAGAGTATATTTGGTTGGATGGTAATAACCCTCAACAACTAAGAAGTAAGACTAAAATCGTTGATAAAGTAGATACTTTTCTAGCTAAGGATTATCCTGTTTGGTCATTTGATGGTAGTTCAACCAATCAAGCTAACTCTGGAAAGGGAAAGAATACAGATTGTTTATTGAAACCTGTATATGTCACATTGGATCCATTTAGAGGTGGTAATAATAGATTAGTTCTGTGTGAAGTGTTGAATCCTGATTTAACACCGCATTCGTCAAATAATCGACATAAATTAGTTTCCAAATTAAAAGAATTGAATATTGACGAGAATTCAACACCTATGTCATTATTGCCTTGGTTTGGATGGGAGCAAGAATATACTTTGACACACAAACCAGTTTCGCCATTTTCAGAGGGTGTTGGATTGCCACTTGGCTTTTCACCTGGTATGTCACCAAGACCACAAGGTGATTACTATTGCGGAATTGGATCAGATTCTGTTGTTGGTCGTGAAATTGTAGAAGAACACATGCGTAAGTGCATTGAGATAGGATTAAATATTTCTGGTATAAATTCTGAAGTTTTATTGGGTCAATGGGAATATCAAATAGGACCTGTGAAACCACTTGATGGTTCTGATCAACTATGGATATCAAGATACATATTACAAAGAGTTGCTGAGAAACACAATGTCAATGTTTCATTACACCCAAAACCTATTGAGGGTGATTGGAACGGAACGGGATGTCATGTTAATTTCTCAACTAATGAGATGAGAAGTGAAGGTGGTATAGATATTATCGAAGAAACAATGAAGAAGTTAGAAAAAGCACACAATGAACACATCAGTGTTTATGGTTTACATAATGAAAAGAGATTAACAGGCAAACATGAGACATCTGGTATACATGAATTTAGTTATGGATACAGTACTAGAGATACATCTATAAGAATCCCAGCTCAGGCTATTATAGATAAGAAAGGGTATTTTGAAGACAGAAGACCAGCTTCTAATTGTGATCCTTATTTAGTGTCTAGTAGGATGTTACAGACAGTTTATAGTAAAGTAGAAGAGTTAGTATAATCAAAAAACCCACTCAATTGAGTGGGTTTTTTTATTCCATATACTTTTTTTATTGCATTTCTTCTTTTTGTTATTCTCAGTGGTACTAGTTTAATGTGATTTGCTACAGATGGTGGTTTTATGACAATATCGAATGTTTTAATATTAACAATACTAAGATTAGATTGAGTGTAATCCTTGTCCGTCATTTGATCCTTCAATAGATATTAGTTTTATTTGATGTTCGTTGTCTCCTTTTTTCTTATAAAGTTCGTTATAGCCTTTAGCTATACCTCTTTTGAACACTTCTGTGAAGTATGCAAATGCATTTACTGATTTATCTTCGTTAAAGTTATACCAGTTTTGAAACATATCGAGTAGTCCACTTTGATAACAGTCTAGTTTATCATCGTTTGACCAGTATCTCATTTTTTTGATCGTTTTCTTTGCTAGAAGTTCTAGCATTTTCTCAGCATTTTTTGTTAATTTTCCTTGTGCTTTTGACACGATGATCTCTATATAGAGATCTTTATTATTTAGATAAATAAGCGTTGGATTATTTTTTTAGAGTTATTAACTCTTAAATTTATTCATTTATTATATATTTTTTTTAATAAAAAAAGTTTAATTAATTCAATATTTTAATAAACCTTTTCAAATTTTATTTTAACACAATCATATATTTTAAAAATTCCATTATCTTTCATATATTGATTTTCTGTTATCTCTTTTATTTTAAAAATTTTTCCTGAATATCTTTAGATTGCATTAAAAATTCAACACCATATCTTTCTGAATTTTCTATACTTATTTCAAAAGTATCACCGGAAGTATCATATCCAAGGTTTTTGAAATAATCTAACCTCCTGTTTCCAAAAGTATTTAAAATTATTTTCTTATTAATTATCATATTTTATATACTAATTATTAAATGGTATGGTGATTTCTTTTAATAAAAAAAATCCAGAAATTAATATTTCTGGATTTTTAATATTATAAATTAGATTATAATTTAATTCTTTCTTTATATTGTAGCTCCTTGACTGCTTGCAATTCACTATTAAGATTTGAACTTCTTTTTTCTAAATTTTCAAGAGCGGTTTTTAATATCTCTGATTCACCAATCATTTGAATGGAACTTTTAATTTTATCAATATTAAATTTAATATCTTCTAATTTAAGAGTAATTTCTCTTTCTTTATCTTCGAGTTTTCTTTTAATAATTAGTTCTTTACTTAATTTATTTTCATAAAAATAAGTCAAGTCATAATTTAATTCATTTTTCACCTCGTTAACCAACTCAAGAGCTGATTCATATTTGAAGAAGGAGTTACCATATCTTTCATCGCATCTATAAACAAAAATATTATTTTTGTAATTAAATGCAAATATTTCAAGATAAGGGTTTATTAGGTTGTTAACTTTTTTAACAACGTCTAATTCTACGAATTTATCAAGATTTTTAGATACTTCTAATAAGATAGGGTAGAAGTTTTTATTTACTATTGGAACAATAGGTGATGAGAATAGGCTTTCTAATGTAGTTTCTTCGTTTAATTCTTCATCATTTATGAAGATAGCGCCTTTTTTATTAACAGATAATCCAACTGTTAGATACTCAGAAATTCTAAAATTAATTTTGTCTTCTGATATAGAAGCATATTTCATAGCTGTTTCTAACATCCTTAGAGATCTTAAATCTTGTTCATTTTTAACATTATTTTCTAGAAGAGTTTTCTCGATTGTGTTTTCACTTAAAAGGAACCAAGAATCTTTAACAAGTGCAATATGACCATCTTCCACTTGCTCTACAATTGTGTAGACTGACTCACCCTTACCTCCACTTAGAAGGTTAGCTTTTTGTTCAGGGGATTTTGTTAAATTGTGTACGAATAGTTTTATTTCTGGGACCCAGTCATAAACAGCTAATTCATTAAGAATCTTAGACATTCTATCTTGATCTGAATCAAGGTTTATTGTTTGTAATAGAACATTTATTGGTTGTCTATAAAGCTCTCCTTGATTCTTAGAGTTAAGGACATTATATAAATTCTTTAATTCATATAAAATCTCATATTTCTTTATATCATTATTAAGATTTTCAAGTAAAGATTTAACACTTTTATCATAAGTATATGGCTTAAGCTTTTCGTTTAATGAATTTATGATTGTCTTCTCCGACATACTATTACATACATTCATATGTGCCTCAATAATTACTGATATCTCTTCTTGGTCAAGAGAAAGTCCTTTTTTGAAGTTAAACAATTCAAGTTTAAGATTCTTCATATTTTAAAATATTTTTTTTATATAAACTATATATTAATGTTAAAAAGTCATTTTTTACCACTTTTAATTATTCGGTTTTGCTTCGTCTCCGTTTGGATTTGTGTTCCTAATAATTGACTTTTCCCTTGTTTTTAACATATTATTATACCATCTTGTCCTCTTAGGGGCTATTATATAATTTGGATCATATGATCCCCTGTCTTTTCTTAATGCGGGGTAGTATGTATGTACTTCAAATGAAACAGTTAATTTTATTGTATTATCACTTGTTAAATTTTTCTCCCTCGCAATTTCTATTTGTTTTGAATCAGGTAGTATCATAACAGCATCTATATTCATGAAGTTATGTTCAAAGTACATAAATCTATATAACCATAGAGTATCCATTATCGCCTGACTACACTTGAATATATCAACCTCATTCGATAATAGTATTGCTAGATCATAGTTTACAGATATTGGAACAGCTCTTACTTTAGCAAGAACTCTTCTTATTTCTTTGGTATCTTCAACTACCATTCTTAACCAAACATTTGGATTGGCAAACTCATCAGACTTTATATTAAACCCAGTTAATGTTAAGTGACCCCTAGGTATTATATCAGTATTCAACTCAACAAATCTGTTGTTTGATACTATATCATCTTGAAAAGAGTCTAATAGGAATCTTTCATCTCCTGTAAGTGAATAGTAGAAAGGTACATTAACATAAACATCTCCGGTTGAAAACCTATTTACCCAATTAATTTGACCTTCCATTGTATCTAACACACAAGTGGTTAAGTCTCTGAAAAAGACATCTTCGAAATTAAATCTTTCACCAATCATACTTTATATATTAATAAACTTTCTTTCCTTTTTTCTATACATGAAATATGACAAGCGTTAAATCACTTTTACTCTGGGAGAAATGGAGACCCACTAAAATAGATGATATTATCCTTTTACCTAGAATCCGTAAGCATTTTGAAAACGGATTAACACAGAACTACATATTTTACGGCCATTATGGTACAGGAAAAACATCATTGGCTAGAATTTTAATTGGTAAATATACAAAGGATAAGCCATTTTTAGAGATAAATAGCTCATTATATACATCAATTGATGTTCTTAGAAATGAGATAGAGGATTTCTGTAAAACAAGACCAATTATGGAGTACGACTCCGATGTTAAGTATGTGTTCCTTGATGAGTTTGAGAGAGTTTCTGCTCAATTTCAAGACGCATTTAAGGCATTTATTGAAAAGTATAGTAGGCTTGGTGTTAGGTTTATAATAACAACTAATCATATAAACAAAGTTTCAGATGGTATAAAATCAAGAATAGCTAAGATAGATTTCAATTGCCAAAGTTTGGAAGAGGAAAAATATCTTAAAATGGAGATTTTTAAGAGAATAAATGGAATTATATTACCAACCGAGGGTAAGGAAGTACCTAAGGGAGAACTAATTTCTATTATTAATAAGAAGTTTCCAGATTTTCGTTCCATAATGGTTGAATTACAAAACTATTTGGAAACAGGTAATTCTGTATCTGGTTCTTCTAATATATCAAATAAAGTTAAGATGGATTTATATAACTGTATCTATAATTCATCTCTTTCATATGATTCAATTTACCATTTCCTAATGAATACATTTGGGGCTGATAAGATAGATGTTATGATAGGTTTGTTGGGAAAGCCATTTATTGAATGGAGTATCGCTGAGAAAAAGAATGTAGATAAACTATTCCAGTGTAATTATGTAATTGCTGATTGTGCTTCTAAGTTGGATACAAATACTGATCCGATTGTATTGGGTATGACAATTATTGGAAAGTTTAGAGATATACTACTTTAATATTCATTTGTAATTTCTCTGTAAAATTATAGTTTTATATGATCACTTGAGTAATTTATCTCTTAGGTCAAGTATAATATCATCACTATGTGATAGTATATGTGGTAGGTAGTCATGATAAGTTTCTAATATATCATTTATTGATCTATCACACGTTCCAGACACATCATTTAGTAGTATTGTTATACATTCTTTATACATTCTTCGTCTATCTTTTTAATATCATGCATCCTGTTACTTGCCTCCTTTCAGTGTGACCAAAGAAGATTAACTATTTTTTGAGATATAGATTCATCATATTCGTTAGAGTATTTTGATCTCAATATTTTTCTAATTTTTTTTGTTGGGTTCTAGATTCTAATTATTTTATGTATTTCATACAAGTATATATTATTTTTATATATAGTTTATGGCAACATTTAACTTCACTGACTTTTATATAGCTTACCCTGGTCATCCAAGATTCACCGATAAGGAATTAATAGAGGATGAGGTTGTTAGGGTTATTATTCAGAAGTATGAAATGATAGTATTCACTAATAAAGGAGAACTTTTTGGTGATCCAAATTTTGGAGCAGACTTGGTTAAATTATTACATGAGACCAAAGTATCAGCTAAAGTTGTTGAGAACGATATTAGAAGTCAGATAATAGAGTATATTCCTGAAATTAAAGATATATCATATGAGCTTTCTGTTTCCTTCTATCAGGATCCGGAGAATTACCAAGACGTTATGGAAATATTTTTCAAGATATCTGAATATGAAGTTTTTTTAACGGTTTCATAAAAAAAATTTTTCGGATTATTTTATTAACATGTTATTTTAATATATAGAATTTGTATGAAGCATCTTTTACGTTTTTCATTATTCGAGGAGGTTAATCCAAGAGACATTTCATTCGTTACACAAATGGATGACTATTTCACAGTCGCGTTTGAATTTGAAATAGAAACAGTTGATAAAAAAAACATCAAAATTGACTTTAGTATATTGTATGATGATGATGATGTTATTGATATGTTGGATATTATAATAAAGGAAATGAATCTTAGAAAGAAATCCGAGAAGAAACTTGTTGAGGATATAATCTACTCTGTAATTGATGTGCTGGAGGAAGGGATAATAACAAAAAAATTAAAAACAAATTACAAGATAATAGATGAGATGTTATTTGATATCTTCAATCCTGATAATTTTAAATCTAGTAGAGATGCCGAGATAGCTTCTTTTACTAAATCAATATTAATGAGTCATATATTTAGCGAAGATTTGAGTTATATGAAGAAGCAAGCTAAAAAATATTTGCCGAATTTTACAAGAAAATGGGCTAGGAAAATAGACTATGTTGGGGACGTGACTTTAGAAAGAGGAATAGAGATAAAACCTAAGAAATACCTTATTGGTTTGTCAGAAGGTATAGAAATGATAAATGATTTCTTCACTGATTTCGAATCGCAGGATTATTGGAAATTCACCGATAGAACAGGATTGCATATTAACATTGGTGTTAATAAAAAAAATGTTGAGTGGAATCCTATAAAGGGTTTACTTATGTTGAATGATGTTGGTAAAGATGATTCAGTTCCATTGGTATTTAAGGATATGAACTGGAGAATGAATAATAAATTTTGTGGATCATTAATTACATCTATTAGAAAAATAGATCCATCTAAGATAGATGATATCAAGAAGTCTATTAATATGAATGACATCAATTCAACAGAAGATTTTTTTAATAAATTTTTAACAGATAAGATAAAAGAATGGGGTTATAAGAACTTCGGATTTAATATTACAAAATTGGATCATAATTATGTAGAGTTTAGATATGTTGGTGGTGTTATATCTAGAGAGTTGCTTATAAATAAATTAAAGTATTTTTCATTTATTGTATATGCCATGACTAACAAGGATTATAAAAGAAGAGAATATCTAAAGAAGTTATATAAGTTTGTTGATAGCTTATAATCAATTATTGCATTTAATTAATAAAAGAATATTTTTTTATCAATTTTATCAATTCACTTTCTGTTTTAGGCTTTCTTATTTGGTCTAGAAAATCGATTAATCTATCAAGAAAAATTGAATCTCCTTGAATAATATCCATATCGTTAAATAATTCTATTTTATCTTTATCCTTAAATAAATTCCATATTTGAAATACTGGGTTAAATTGACAGTAGAAATCACCACCAATCCATTCTGGACTGCCTTCTAGTGAAATTAATTTGTTATTGTCACAGTAGAAATTTCCACCAACCGATTTAGGACTTCCTTCTAGTGAAATTAATTTGTTGTTGTCACAGTAGAAATCACTACCAACCGATTTAGGACTACCTTCTAGTGAAGTTAGGTTGTTATTGGAACACCAGAAATCCCTACCAACTGATTTAGGACTACCTTTTAGTGAGGTTAGGTTGTTATAGGAACAGTAGAAACCCCCACTAATCGATTCGGGACTGCCTTCTAGTGAACTTAGATTGTTATTACGACAGTAGAAATCATCACCAACCCATTCAGGAGCATCTTCTAGAGAGGTTAGGTTGTTAAAAGAACAGTCGAAATCTCCACCAACCGATTTAGGACCTCCTTCTAGAGAGGTTAGGTTGTTAAAGGGACAGTAGAAATTACCGGTAACATTTCTAAATTTAATGGGTATTTTATCCAATTCTTTATAGGATAGATCAACATCACCATCTACATCAATAGATCCATCACTATTTATAGTAAAATTTTGTATACTGTACTCACTACATGTTGATTCAATATCCTTGTTGGATTCAAATAATCTGTATTGAATTAGGTGTTTCATTATGTATATATTAAAGGATAAATTTATAATCATTAATTAACTTTCTTAATTCTTCTTCACTTTTAGGCTTTCCTATTTCGTCTAGAAAATCGATTAATCTATTAAGAATAATTGAATTTCCTTGAATAATATCCATATCATTAAATAATTCTATTTTATCTTTATCTCTAAATAAATTCCATATCTGTTCTACTGGGTTATTTTTACAGTCGAAACGACCATCAATTGATTCCGGAGCACCTTCTAGTGAAATTAGTTTGTTATTAGAACACCAGAATTCACTACCAACCCATTTAGGACTGCCTTCTAGTGAAATTAGTTTGTTATTGCAACAGAAGAAAACACCACTAACTGATTTAGGACCGCCTTCTAGTGAGGTTAGTTTGTTATTAGAACAGAAGAAACCACCACTAACCGATTTAGGACTGCCTTCTAGTGAGGTTAGTTTGTTAAAGGAACATTCAAAATTTCTACCAACTGATTCAGGACAGCCTTCTAGATAGGTTAGATTGTTATAGGAACAGTTGAAATCACCGCTAACTGATTCAGGGCCTCCTTCTAGTGAAGTTAGGTTGTTATAGGAACAAATAAAATCCCCAAAAATCAATTTAGGACATCCCTCTAGTGAAGTTAGTTTGTTATTACGACAGTATAAATGACCACCAACCGATTTGGGACAACCTTTTAGTGAAGTTAGATTGTTATTGGAACAGTAGAAATTACCACTTACATTTCTAAATTTAAGGGGTATTCTATCTAATCCTTTATCAGATAGATTAACATTACCATTCACATCAATAGATCCATCAATATTTATAGTAAAACTTTGTATACCATATTCTTTACATATAGATTTAATATCCTTATTAGATTCAAATAATCTATATTTAATTAAATATTTCATAATGTATATATTAAAGGATAAATCTATAATCCTTAATAACCCTTCTTAATTCTTCTTCACTTTTAGGCTTGCCTATTTGGTCTAGAAAATCGATTAATCTATTAAGAATAATTGAATCCCCTTGAATAATATCCATATCATTAAATAATTCTATTTTATCCTTATCCTCAAATAATTTCCATATTTGATAGACTGGGTTATATTGACAGTTGAAATAACCTCCAATTGATTCCGGAGCACCTTCTAGTAAAATTAGTTTGTTATTAGAGCAATAGAAATCTCTAACAACCGATTTAGGACCGCCTTCTAGTGAAGTTAGGTTGTTATTGTAACACCAGAAATCTCTACCAACCGATTTAGGACCGCCTTCTAGTGAAGTTAGGTTGTTACTGTGGCAGTAGAAACCACCATCAACCGATTTAGGACCGCCTTCTAGTGAAATTAGTTTGTTATTAGAACACCAGAAATCTCCACCAACACATTTATGACCGCCTTCTAGTGAAATTAGTTTGTTATTGTTGCAGTAGAAATTCCCACCAACCGATTTAGGACCGCCTTCTAGTGAAGTTAGGTTGTTATTGTAACATTTGAAATGACCACCAACCGATTTAGGACCGCCCTCTAGCGAAGTTAGATTGTTATTGAAACAGTGGAAATCTCCACCAACCGATTTAGGACCGCCTTGTAGTGAAGTTAGGTTATTATTGTTGCAGTAGAAACTCACACTAATAGATTCGGGACAACCTTCTAGTGAAGTTAGGTTGTTATAGGAGCAGTAGAAACTACCACCAACCGATTTAGGACCCCCTTCTAGTGAAGTTAGATTGTTATTGTCACAATAGAAATCCCTACCAGCCGATTTAGGACAGCCTTCTAATGAAGATAGGTTGTTATAGGAACAAATAAAATCACTACCAACTGATTCCGGTGATCCTTCTAGTGAAGTTAGGTTGTTATAGGAGCAGTTGAAATCACTACCAACTGATTCCGGTGACCCTTCTAGTGAAGTTAGATTGTTATTGTAACAGTAGAAATGACCACCAACCGATTCAGGACAGCCTTCTAAAGAGGTTAATTTGTTATAGGAACAGTTGAAATTACCACTTACATTTCTAAATTTAATGGGTAGTTTATCTAATTCTTTACCGGATAGATCAACATCACCATTTACGTCAATAGATCCATCTTCATTTATAGTCCAATTTTGGATACCATATTCCTCACATATCGACTCAATATCTCCGGTAGATTCAAATAATCTATATTTAATTAAATATTTCATAATGTATATATTAAAGGATAAATTTATAATCCTTAATAACCCTTCTTAATTCTTCTTCACTTTTAGGCTTGCCTATTTGGTCTAGAAAATCGATTAATCTATTAAGAATAATTGAATCCCCTTGAATAATATCCATA